GAGGTTGAGGCTCTTGATGTCGTAGAACGCGTTCGCGGTGGCCAACAAGGTGGTCGCGATTGCGTACCCAGTGAGCGACGCGTAGGCGACTGCCTGCATGACTGAGCCCGTCGTGATCGTGACGGCCTGCGCCGTCGGCGTAACAGTGACGGCTTGCACGGTTGGCGTGACCGTGACCGAACTCATCGCGTGACCTCTGGCGTGATTCGGTACGAGCCCTCGAGAATGCGCGTGATGACGAGGCCGCTGCCCGAAACATACTCAACGTCGTAGACGCCAGAGCTAGGCGCGGGCAGCGCGGTGGTCTGCGTCGCGGTCAAAGACACGGTGATTGTGCTATTCGGCGACGAGTACGCGATGGCGGTCGACAATGTGAACGCCTTGTCGGGTGACTCGTGCGTCGTGCGGCCTTGACCGCGTGCGCTGTACAGAGTGAGGTCGATGCCAGTGACGGTGATGGCGAGCGAGAACGTGGCGCCCTGCTCGATGACAATGTCGTAGTTTCCAGCCATTATGCGCACACTCCATCGATTGAATTAGCAGCGTAGAAACACCAGACGAGTTCGGTTCCAGTGGAGCCGACGGTCATGCGGCGCTGAGGAAAGAGCAGGACGTAGCCTGCGATCGGCTTGAATGAGAACCCCGACGGGATGTTCGCGGGGTTAATGCCGGGGCCGATGAAGGTCGCGGTGTTCGCGGCCTCGCAGATGTTGAGCGCCGTGCCGGTGTAGTAGGTTTCGGATGCGCGGACTTGGAAGTCTTTGCCGCTGCCAGCCGTGGAGAGTTTGATCTCGGCGCGTGTCCACGTGTAGAGGTATCGGTAGATCGTTCCTGCGATGGCGGCGGAAGATTCGATCTTCGCAAGCATGTACATGCCGCGATCTGCCTCGACGCGCGCATGCGCAGCGCGCTCGGCGTACTGGGGCCCTTGCGTGACCGTGCGCAGCTTGTTGAGGTCGGAGCGTCGATTGATCACGGGTAGGTCAACCAACTGCCCTCGAGGCAGATTTGCTTTGCGAGCGCGGAGTCTGGCTGCGTGTCAAAGATGATGTTGAAGTTGGTGGTGCCTCGAACAAGCGACTTCCAGAACACGGTTTTCGCTTGACCGCCGACGAGGTACGGATATCCGTCGCCGTCCGTCTCGCAGATCTGCTCGCAGTCCGACCAGCGATCCCATCGGAACACGTAGGTCGTGCGGTAGTACTCGTCGCGCACATGGTTCACGTCGGCGCTGAGGCAGTAAACCTCGCCGGCAGACCAGTGAAGGAACTTCACGCTGTTCCACGTGCCCTGAATCGTGCTCATGTCGTCGTAGACGCTGACGAGCGTTCCCGTGGTCGTGCCTTGCGACGTGTCGATGAGCAGACTCACCTTGATGTCCATCGTCGCAACACGAACGGGCACGCCTTTGCCGGCTTGATCGACCTTCGTGCCACCGATGTCGGTGGTCGTGTTCAGGTTGGCACTGGTGCCAGTTGTCCAAGTCTGATTTCGGTAGACGGTGGTCATGCGCTCGCCGGCGGTGAACTCAACTTGCGGCGGCAGGTGCATGATCGGCGTGCCGCCGGTGATGTTTGCCCAGCGATACTCGCTATTCCAGATGCCAGCAATGTCGAACACTGTTTCGTTTGTGTTCGGGACGACTGTCACGGTGTACTCGCGCAGACGCAACGTTCCGATGAGGTTCGCGGTCGAGAATGTGGTCAGAAGGCTCATCACTTTGCCGACCGATCCGTCGCGCAGCGTTGTCCACGTCGAGTCGAGCGACGAGTCAAGCCGTGTGGTGCTGACGGCGCGCACGTTAATGCGCAGACTCTGCTGCCCGCCGGCGCCCGCATCAGTCCAAGATCGTGAGTTGATGTTGTAGGTGATGCTCAAAAGGAAGCCCAGCCCTTCATCTTGTTCCACATGCTGATGCCGTCGTTGTAAAGGCTGATGGCGTTTCCGATCTGCGTGCCCGTGTTTTCTCCCATAAGCGCCTCAAACATCGACTTGTCTTGCGCTTGGGGAGTCGCACCGCCGAGGCTCATGCCGACGCCGATGCCGAGCGTGCCGGGAAGTTCGTTCAACAACAAGCTGCTCAGCCGCGTCTGCGGACTGTTCTGGCTTGCGAATCCCGTGTTTAAGCCGCCTTGAAATCCTAAGCCCGTCGCGGCGGTTGGCGCGCGCTGGCCGACGGTGCCCTCCGCAAGGCTGCGCGTGAGCCCAAAACGCTCGAAGCCGACTCGGTCGTCGCGCTTGTTTTGCTTGAGCGCCTCAAGCGCCTTCTTGCGCTGGTCGGGTATTGCTTCCACCATCTGCACCGTCGAACTGACGGCGGCGGTGATGCCGGCGAGCGCAATGCCAGCGCCCGCGAGCGCCGCGCCCATCGGCCCCATCGACGCGATGCCAGTGATTCCGCCGAGCATCTGAAGCGAGCGCCCTTGAACGCCGAACTTCGCAAGCGCCTCGGCGGTCTGATTAAACGTGCCCTTCATTTGACCGAAGTTCGCCTTGGTCTTCGACGCATCAGCCGTGAGCTTCTTCATCGACCTTGCGGCTTGTTCGGTCGCGGCGGTGAAACCCTTGCTGTCACCAGTGATGGCGATGTTGAGTTTGGAGACCTTCGCCATTAGTTGAGCCCCTTCGCGACCATTCGAGCGATGTGCTCTTCCATGATCGGCATTAGGCGAATCTCATTGATCGCGTAGGCCTTCGCGATGAAGAACTTGCCGGGGACGTGTCCGATGGTGGTCGTCGTGCGTTCCTTCTTCTTGACGTTGCCGCGAGTCAGGTTGCGCAACTCTTCTTCCTTCGTGGCGCGGCGCTTGAGCACGTGCCCGAACTCGACCCATCGCGCGTACCAGTGCGGCGTGTTGTACGTGCCCTTCTGCTCCTTGATGCCGACGGCAGCCCACACGAGTTGTCCCTTGCTGTAGCCCTTGACCTTGGTCGTGACGTTCGCCTTGAGATGTGGGTTGGGTCGCGTCTCGCCGCGCACGCGCTCCGTCTTGCTCGGTCGACCACGCGGCGCGAGCGCGATGACGCTCTTCTTTACGACGCGCGTCCACTCGCGGAAACCGTTCTTGATGGCCTTCGTCGCGTCCTTCTGTGCAAGCCGACGAAGCGCCGCGTTGATGCGCTCAACGTTCGGGCCGTCGACCTCCATGACCATCTTGAATGAGTTTGACGACATCGTATGCCATGCCTTTGGAACTATGCAGACCGTGGTACAGAGCGACGGGGCTGTCGAGTCGCACCTCTATGTTGGCTGCGCTCAGGATTTCGCGCGCAGCCCGGGTGAGTCCAATCCCTCCAAGTACAGTCCTTCGATCTCTCGCCCGAGCAACACGACGCCCGGCGCGTCGAGCTGCATGACCGCCTCGAGCGTATCAAACGCTTGCGCGTCGCCGTCCATGACGTGATTCCAAACGTACCACGCTGGCATGTAGACGCCGCGCTCGGTCGCATCGATGGCGGCGACGAGATGCGCGACCGTCGGGCGGCGCAGAGTGATCTGCGTCCCACGGAACTCGAGCACGAGTGGGCGACAAAGTAAAGAGGAAATCATGTGAAATCGGTGGAAATTGCGGCGTTGGTGAAACGCAGTTCGATGTTGGCGGTGGCGACGCCGTTGGGCGCGACGGTGATCGACAAAGATTCGACCATCGCGGTTCCGCTGATGGATTTACTTGAAGCCCACGCAACCAAAGCAGTAGCGGTGCCGCCAGCGGTCAGGGCGTCCGTGATTAATTTGTGGTCGGTTTCGTTGTAAAACAACTCGAGGCTAACCGTGCCCTCAAGCAATCCGTAGGCGTGCTTCTTGTACGTAGAGCCGAGGTCGGTGATGTCGATAGGCGACTGGGTCAGGCTGACGGTCGCGCTGCCCACCGATGGCATCGTTGTACCGCCCCAACTGAACAGTGCGAGAGTGGTTGGACTTGCCATAGTTATGCTCGATACATGATGGTCATGGTGGCGGTCACGATTGCGGGTTCGACTTCGTCACCCTCGCCGACGTTGGGCGGCTGGATGACGGCGTAGACGGGTTCATATGCGCATCCGCCGGCGATGAGTGCGCCAGTCTTCACCAGTGCGATGGCGGCGTCAGAGAGGCTCTGCGCGGCCAACATCGTGTCGGCGACGGATGACATCGACAGCGAATACTGGTAGAGGTTGCGCGTGGTCGATGGTAACGCGGCGGCAGAGCCTTCGGTCAGATCGATGACGAGCGCTGGCAACGTGGTCGACTGCAAGCGCGCGCCGACGCTCACGCGGCTGCCGGCGGTGGTCGCAACTCCGATCCATCCGATGATCGTGGACTCGATCATGTGACCTCGCTGCAATCGAGCACGGCAACGCGGTCGCGCTCATCGAGGTTGCGGATGCCGTTGATGCGGAGCGTGCGCCCGCGCACTTCGAGCCTGTCGAGTTCGGTCACAGTCAGGCGCGCGATGTTCGGCCAGCGCGCGCGCAGTTCGTAGTTCGCCACCACGGCCACGCCGTCGGCGTAACTGACCTCCGACGATCCTGCCTCGCGCATGTCCACGCGCATGTCGCCGACATCGGTGAACGTGCTTGTGCGTCGGCCGAGCACGTCGGTCGTCGTCGCGGCTCGGTAGACGGTCGCAGCGAATCGAAGTCGGCCGCCGCTGATCATCGGATTCCGCTCCTGACGCTGCACGCCTCGATGATGTACTCGAGCGCGAACGGCACGACGGCAAGGCTGATGGGCTGACTCGCCTCGGGATTGTTATACCAAGCGCCGGTCAGCGCGATGACCGCGTGCACGATCTCATTCGGGATCGTGGCGTAGCCGGCGGCGTAGGTCACCGTAATCGCGGTGCCTTCGTAGATCGCGGGGTGCTCGAGGAACCGCAACACGAACATCGGGCCTTGCGTTTTGTCGATCCAGTAGTCGGTCGCCGGCATTGTGGTGGTGACGTTGCTCGCGTCCTTGTACACCACGCTCGTGAATGACGAGTATGGGTACGCGGACAGCAGCGTGTCCGCGAAGTTAGCCAGGTACATCGTCGCGGTCTGTTCGTAGAGCAGCAACTCGGTGCGCCGACTAATCAAACTGATGGCCGCTTCGCGCAAGCGAATCAGCTCGGTGTCGTCGTCGTCGTAATCGATACGAAGCGCCGACTTGATTGTGGAGAGTGGCACCGTCATAAAGGTGCCGCGCGCCTTCCGACGCGCAGCACCCGGGAAAAGAAAAGATCAGCAGGTGATCGCGGCGAAAGCGTTCGCCAGCATGATGCGGCTGTCGGTACGGGTGTACACGATCAGATTCACCTGATGGGTTGCGCTCTCGCTGTAGGGGTCGACCAACGAAGTGATGCCGGTGCGATCAAAGATTTCGAAGTACTCGAAGTTCCCGATGAGCGCGAAGATGTTGGCGTCGACGGTTGCGGTTGGCGCGTACTTGGCAACGCGGTACGGAGTTCCGTACAGAGTTCCGGGGAAGCCGCCGACCATCGTGTCAGCGGTCGAGTTGGCCGGAGTCCAGATGTAGTCGGTTCCGTAAGCGCCGCTGGTGGTGGTGCTGCCAGTGTTCTTCAGTTTGCGCACGGTCTTGAGGAACGTGTCGTGGAACAGCCACGAGAAGCTCGCACCCATGCGGTACTCGGGCGGCACAAGGTGGTAGGTGTCGATGATGTTGTCAGCCGTGATCGTGGTGATCGCGGCGCTGGAGAGGTCAGTCACCTGACTGAGCGTGGCAAGTTTGGACTGCATTCCAGCGCCCATGCATCCTTGAGGCTGCGAGGATCCAGTGCCAACGGTGAATGCTTCCTCTTGCTTGAGTGCAATCGACATCGCGCACTTGTCGGCGCAGTACGCGAGGCCAGTGCCGATGCCGCCGTTGCCGATGGCGTCCTCGATGAACTCCTGCGAGATGGTCAAGCGAGTCGCGTACTTGTACGGAACCACGCTGATTGCAGTGCCGAAAGTGACTTCGTCTTGCGTGACGGAAGCGCCTTCACCGATGAGAGCGGTAGCGGGAAGCGCGCCCTCGACGGTGATAGTGCGCTTGCTGTCAATGCTGTTCACCTTCGCGAGGCTGCGGACTACGCCCATTTGCTGCATCTTGTTGATGATGCGGCGCTCCATGTCGGTCGGAACACCTGCGCCCGAAGTGGTGAGCGCAATGTCAGTCGCTGCGCGCAGCGCGGTGAAGTCGCCAGTGGCAACGCCGCGCAGCCAGAGGTCTGCGTACTCGGCAGAGTCGCGAGAGTTTGCGCGAGCGATTGATCCGCCCGATGCGCGACTCGCCAGCAGTGGCTGCGCCTCGATCTTCGCGATGCGCTCGGCAAGCTTCTTGCGGTCGGCTGCGTCCTGAGCGCGCAGTTCGATTGCGGTCATGTCCGCATCCATGCGGTCAAACTTCTGCTTCTCCTCGCCGCTGCCGACGCTGTCGACGGTTTGCGGTGCGAGGCCAGTGCGCTGCTGGTACTTGAGGAGACTCTTGCGGTACTCGTGGCTGATGTTGTTCAGTTCGTCGATGTCAGACATTGTTGCTCATCCTTTGAATGTGGAGTTCGAGCCGTGCGATGACGGCTGCGTCTAGTGCTGCGTCAACATGGCGCAGGCTCGAATTGGTTTGTGGGTAAGCGGCATCCTGCACAAGGGACACCTCAACGAGCGTCGCGGCGTTCACCGTGCGCTCCGTGCGGTCTGGACTCCAAGTGTCTTTGGTCACGAAGAAGCCGAACGACATCGCGCCCGTGAGGTCGCCGCGTGTCAGCAGTTCGCGCACATCGTTGCCGAGCGTTGTCTCGGGAAGCGTTGCGGTGTAGTGCAGACCGTCGGCGCGTGAGTCGAGTTTCAGCGTGCCACTCTGCGTGCGCGCGAGCGGCATCGACGCGTCGTGGTTGTAGTAGAGCTTCACATCGCCGACCGTGCCGAATGCACCCGGGGCGATTCGCTCGGTGAATGAGCGCCCTTGCTCTCGAATCAATCGCGAAGGCTGGCCGTACACGGCGGCGATTCCCGTGAGGGTGCGACCTTCGACAGCGGGCGACGATGTGAAGTCACGGCGTGAAATCATTTGGAGTCCCAGCGTTTCCGCTTGTGTCGGTGCCGAGGTTGGTCTTGCCGCCGCCGGTGCCCATGTTCATCGCGACAATCGGCGCGTCGAGTCCGGGCAGTGGCATCAGGTCGAGTTCGTCGCGTGCTTCGTTTCTGGTCATGAAGCCAGCCTCGACAGCGGTGCGCAGCGCCGACATGGTTTCCGCGATGCCCGGGCGAACCATCTCGTCCAGATCCCACATGACGGAGTCGTATGGGTTCTGGAGCTTCGCAGTGATCTCACTCGCCCAGCAATTCAGCCACTGGGTCAAACACGAATCCACGTACATGCGGCTCAGCCACTCGAGCGTTCCGTAGGACGGGCCGGCGTTCTCGCTCAGGTACGACATCGGTACGCCATAGATGCGCGAGACGTCTGCGATGCTGAACTGTCGAGCGGTCGCAAGTCCGCTGTCGTCGATGGTGCTGCTGATGCGCTCAAGCCGAATGCCCTCGGCGAGCACGAGCGGTCGGCCAGTGTTGTTGCTGCCGGCGTGGCGCTTGACGTAGTCCGCTTCAATGCGCTGCATCGCTTCGTTGCTGATCTTGCCCGGGTGCACGAGCGCGATCTTCGGATTGCCGGCGTTGATGTAAGTGCGAAGCGCCATCTCTTCCTGAGCGGCAAGCAACTGGATGGAGTTCCGGCAGATGTTGATCGGGCTGTCTCCCCACAGTCCACTGGTGCTCGGCGCGCGCAAGTGGAACATCTGCGATGCGGTGAGGATGCCGTATTGCTGCGTGCGGTAGAGCGGGACGCCAGTGGTTAGGTCGAGGCTAACGGTGTCGGGCTGCAACAGGATCAGCTCGAGTAGTTCGCCGCCGACGCTGCGATTGATTGCGGCGAACGCGTTGCCGTAAAGCAGCACCTGCATCGTCATTGCGCGGCGGAACTCGAAGGCGCTCATGTACGGCGATGGCGATGCGAGCAGTGAGTCTGCGCCAGTGTCGCTGACACTGAGCGAGATGCGCGCGATGTCGTTGCTGATGAGCGTGACGGCGCGGTACACGGGCGTGTAGCGGATCGCGTTGGTCGCGTTGACTGACGGCGTAGAGAACGCACCATCGGCAAGAATGGTGGAAGTCCAAGGCCCCACGAACATGCGTTGCAAGAATCCCCGCAGCATGTGCACATCGTTGCGGGTAGTAACAGTTCAAGCCTGCACTAAACTAACGATTGTTCGTAGACGCTTTGGCTGTCTCCGCCCCAAGAATGGACGGCGATGATGGCCGCGACGAGCGCGTCGATGGTGCTCGAGTCGCGCTCCTTGCCGATCGTAATGTTCCCAATGCGGTCGCGGCGAGCGATGGCGGATCGACACGCGGCGCGGAGGATCGGATCTTCGCCGAGACAGAGACGCTCGCCGACCCACAGTCGTTGCCAGAGTTGACACCCCGGCGCGAACGTTGCAACGCCCATCGAGTAGGCTTGGATGGGGAGGTTGTGCTCGGTCAACATGGCGACCAGATCGCGCGCGCCGTACTGGTCGTAGGCGATCATCTGAATCTTGTAGCGCAGCGCCAGCTGGTCGATGCGCTCGGCGATCTCTTCGTAGTTGATGATGGCGCCGGGCGTCAACGTGATCTTGCCGGCGGCGGCCCAAGTGCGGATCGGTAGACGGTAGTCCAGTTCGCGCTGGGCGACATCTTGCGCCGGCCACCAGTAGTGCCCCTCGAGCGCAATGCGTCCGTCCTCCATTGGGATCGCCACCACGAGCGCCGTCATGTCTCCGCGCTTGCTCAGATCGAGCCCGATCCACGCGGCGCGGCCCTCCAATTCACTCGAGTTCGGGGCGTTTCCAAGCGGGAACTTCTTCATGTCGAGCCAGTTGTGACCGCCCTCAGTCATCCTGCAACAGTGATATCGGTTCCATTCGGCGCGTCCGGCGGGGCTTTGGCGCATTGTTTGGAAGGCGCGGCGCAGCGATTTGGCGTCGGGTTGCCCGTACTCAATGCCCGGGTTAGCCTTTGGAAGCATCTCGGGATCGTCGTCGGCGTCGGTCGGGTCGAGTCCGAACAGCATCGGCATCATGCTGTCGTCCTCGATTTCACCGCGCAGAACCTGTTCGCAAGTCGCGATGATCTCGCCGTAGATGTTGTCCGGCGTGCTGCCCGGCGTGCTGATGATGACGCCGAGCGACTCGCGGCGCTTGGCGCCAGTGGTCAGAAGCTTCGTGAGGAACCTCCCCTTGAACTCCGCCGCCTCGTCCGCGATCCAGCACGACGGGTTGAGTCCGTCGAGCGAGCGCTCGAGCGCCGGCAACGCGGTGAACTCGCAGTCGTCATCGCGGCGAATGATGCGATCATAGAGCTTCTCGAGGTCGCTTCCCTCGAGGTGGCCGACCATCGTGCGAGCGGTGTCGAGACAGATCTCCGCCTGATGCTCCGAGTTTGCGATGACGTGGACGCGACGGCCCGGCGCCTGAATCATGTCCCACAATGCAAGCGCGGCCATGAGCGTGGTCTTGCCGTTACCCCTGGCTACTTGCATGACGCCGAGTTTGACGCGGCGCCGGCCGTCTTCTGTCCACCGCCAGCCCCACAGATTTGCGAGAACCCACAGTTGCCAGTCGGCCAAGATGAACTTCTTGCCGGTGTCATCGCCGACGAGGGTCAGGGTGCCGACGAAGTCGTCGAGTTTGTCGACCGACTCCCAGTCCATGACGAGGTCGGAGCGCTCAAGGTCGGCGCGGAATCGTCGAGCCGCGGCGTGGATCCATCTGCCGGCGAGTTTGCCGTCGAGAATGCCGTCGACGAGCGCAAGAATGCGGATTTCAGCGTTCACAATTCCCTCCCGTAGACAGGTGATGAGGGTACCCCCTCAAATTCGCCCAAAATTTACCCCCCCTCTACATATGCGGTTTACGATTCGCATATGTAGATTTGCCGTGACGCTTTTGGTGGCACACGCGGCACAGGCTTGCGAGGTTGTCCCAGTTGTACGTCAGGTCGGGCGCGATGGACCTAGGCACGACGTGATGCACCTCCTCGGCAACGGCACCACAGTCGATGCACCACGGGGAGGAGCGCAAGTGGATGCGTCTCATGCGACCCCACTTGGTGTGCGGGCCTGTGCTGATCTGAGCTTCCTTCACCTGTCTGCACTTGAAGACAGTAGGAAAGCCAGCGTCATGCTTGAACCTCACAACAGCGGCCCATCGAATGCATTGAGGCGTGCCGCCTTAGCCTCATGTGCGTATGCACTGTCGTTGCACCACTGGTCGAGTGACTGCATGACCAGCCACCCCTCATTCGAGCGCCTCGACATGATGATCCACGGCCCACCACGTGAGTCTTCCTTGGCCTTCTGCACCCATTCACTGATGCGATAGACCTCTACGCGCTTGCACTCGAGTCGCGGCGTCAGTCCTAGGACAGTCAGGTCTGCGCTGTCAAGTCCAGCGCCTGAGTACTGTTGTGATCGTCTAGCGGTGAATCCTCTGGCATTGAGTTCGTGCGAGAGTTCTAGCTCACCGCGGACGCCCTTAGCGCGTGAGTTCATATTTATCTCCAGTAGTGGATGGTAATCATCCCGATCTCGTGTCGGGATTAATTACCACTACTTCTTTATAAGGCTGGAAATAATTAATTACCGACGCGCCTGAGCACCTGCCGCGGCCTCCCTGCACCGACCCCTTTCACGGTTTCGGCCTCGACCAGATCGAGCGATTCGGCGGTGGCGAGCAGTTCGCGCGCCTCGCCTTTAGCGATGCCGTGCGACATGGCGCGCTCGACTACCTCACCCTTGGCGCACTTGCCGTCGACAAACATCGCGACAAACTCGTCAACCGACCAGACGCGGGCCTTGGGCTTGCCCTTGGGCGTCCAGATGTCAGCGGGGTCAAGGTTTGGCTCGAGGGTGACGCTCGGCGGGTCGATCCTGAGCACGATCGGATCGGGCTGGGCGCTCGAGCGGCACACCGCCCGCATGGTGACGCACCCCTCCTCGCGATGGCGCAAGAACACGATGTGCGTGTCGGTTGCCCGGCTGATTGACCCAGCGCCCGAGCCGACGTCGGTGGTGCCCTTCTG